ACCCTGGTGCGAAGAAAAGCAATGGGTTTTAATCGGACGCTACTCTGGTTCGAGATTTAAACTTGAGGATGGTGCAGAGGTACGAATCATCAACGATGATGAAGTAATAGCCACAATTCTTGATCCAGATGATATAGTGAGCTTATGACGATAGAAAACGAACAAAATCAAGTACAACCAGAAGTTGAAGAGGTTGAGGTAGAGATTACTGAGTCTGAACAACAGGAAGCAACTGCGCCCTCAAGTGACGATGAATTAGAAAATTATACTAAGGGTGTATCAAAAAGAATTAACAAAGTTAATGCAAAAAGAAGAGAGGCTGAGGAGAAAGCAGCTAGATTAGAGCAAGCACTTTTACAAAAAGATCAACAAGTACAACAATATTACAATGCAGCTGTAACTTATCAGCAAAATTTGTTAGCAAAAGAAGAAGAAGCAGTACAAGTTAAAGAACGCGAAGCAGATCAATTGTACAAAAAAGCACATGAATCTGGCGATGCTGATTTAATATCTAAGGCTGACAGTCTGAAAAATGAGGTTTCTATACAAAAAGAGAAAGTTCGTATAGCTAAACAAAGACAACAAGAGGCTAATACACAAAGTCAACAAGCGTATCAAGGTCAACAACAAAGCTATCAACAACAACCACAAGGGGCATCTGTGCAACCAACACAAGAGGCGCTTGAGTGGAAATCTAAAAATGAATGGTTTGGTGTAAATGATGAGGCAACTCAATACGCCCAATACACACACATGAATCTGGTTAATGAAGGCTTTGAGCCTGATTCTGATGAATATTACTCAGAACTTAACCAAAGAGTTTATAAAGTTTATCCTGGTTTACAATCAGGAAATGCTGAACAAAGTGAGGATCGGCCCGCTGTGCAAAGAGTCGCCTCAGCCTCCGTAGGAGGTCGGCAAAAAACACAAGGCAAAAAGAACGGTGTGCAATTTTCAAAATCTGAGGTTGCTAGGCTCCGTGGATTAAAACCACATGGTATGTCGGAAGACGCGTGGTTAAAATCCGTTGCTAAAGAAAAACAACGCATACAGTCTAGGGAGGCAAAATGACAACCGAAGAAAATAACGATATGACACACTCCAGAAATTCCCGTGAATCCGAGAATCACGCTAATAATACTCGTAGACAACCATGGAGACCAGTAAGAAAACTTGAAACACCTGCTCCACCAGAGGGATACGAATATCGATGGATAAGAGAATCTATGTTGGGACAGCAGGATGTAGCTAATGTAAGTAGACGACTTAGAGAAGGATGGGAACTCGTAAGAGGCACAGACTTACCCACAGAATTTGCTTTACCCGTAGCTGACGATAACTCAAGACATGCTGGTTTAGTTTATAGTGAAGGTCTTTTATTAGCGAAAATACCAATCGAAACCAAGAATGAGCGTAATGCTTATTACGAGGAACAAACTGCAAGAAAAAAAGATGCGTTGGACAATAATATGTTCAATGAATCGAAAAAAGACAGCAGATATGTGAAGTATGACAGCAATAGAAAGACTGATGTTACTTTTGGTAAAAAAGGTAACAATCATATTTAGGAGAATATTCTATGGCTAATAATAATAGCGCATTTGGATGTAAACCTGTTCGTATGATGGGCGGAGCACCTTATTCTGGAGGTCAATCTAGATATAGGATTGCTAGCGGAGCAACGACACCAATATTCCAAGGAGACTTGGTCACTCAGCTAACTGCTGGGGTAATTGGTCGACATGCAGCTTCTGGCACTGTTCCAATTGTCGGTGTGTTTAACGGCGTTCAATACACTGATCCAACAACAGGCGAACAAGTGTTTAAAAATCACTATCCAGGTAGCATTGCTGCTTCGGATATAATTGCAAGCGTCATTGATGATCCTAATGTTGTTTTTGAAGTACAAGCTGATGCTGCTATGCCAGTAGCAGACTTGTTCGGAAATTTCGACATTGTTGATGGTTCACCAGTTGGCGATACTTCGTCTGGGATATCTAATACAGAACTTGATGTTGGTACAGGAGCTACTACGGCAACTTTACCACTCAAAGCATTAGACATATCTCAGGATCCTGATAACGACGATGTTTCATCGGCTAACACCAATGTTCTTTGTGTGATCCAAAATCACATAATGGGACAGAAAGGTGCTGGTTTAGCTTAAGGAGTAAATTATGGCTATATCAAGAGCACAATTAGCGAAAGAGCTAGAGCCTGGTCTTAATGCCCTTTTTGGGATGTCCTATGACTCTTATGAGAACGAGTATGAAGATATTTTCGTTGTCGAAGATTCAAATAGAGCATTTGAAGAAGAAGTATTAATTACAGGATTTGGTTCCGCACCACTTAAGTCCGAAGGACAAGGGGTTCAATTCGACAACGCATCTGAAAGTTACAGTGCGCGTTATACACACGATACCGTGGCATTAGCGTTTGCTTTAACAGAAGAGGCAGTTGAAGACAATCTTTATGATTCTTTAGGTAAAAGATATGTAAAAGCATTAGCAAAATCTATGGCTAACACTAAGGAAGTCAAAGGAGCTGATGTTCTTAACAATGCTTTCTCATCTAGCTTTACAGGCGGTGATGGTAAATCTCTAATTGCAACAGATCACCCACTTTCCGGTGGTGGTACAGCTGCAAATAGAGCAACAACCATGGCTGACTTGAATGAGGCGTCATTGGAAGATAATCTTATCGATATATCAACATTTACAGATGACAGAGGACTAACAATTTCTGTACAAGCGGACAAACTTATTGTCCCACCACAATTAGTTTTTGTGGCTGACAGAATTTTAAACTCTCAGTTAAGATCTGGAACTGCTGATAACGATATTAACGCGATTAGAAACACAGGTGTCATGCCTGGTGGCTACTCAGTTAATCATTATCTAACTGATCCCGACGCATACTTTATTCTTACATCTGTAAATAGCGCAGGTGAAGGTCTTAAAATGTTCCAAAGATCTCCAATGGAGACTTCTATGGAACCAGACTTTTCAACTGGCAATATTAGATATAAGGCTAGAGAAAGATATTCATTTGGTTTCTCTGATTGGAGAGGAATCTTTGGATCTCAAGGTGCATAGTTTGAAGTAGTAATACACTTTTTTCCTCAGTATTACATTGAAGGGCCTTAATTGGCCCTTTTTTTATTGTAAAATTAGTTGTATAAATAGTTGCACATATTTACAATATACAGTATATTAATTATGTGAGTAAATTAATTTGTAACCAATAGGAGGGACTATGATAGTTATTTACAATAAAGATTCAGCTGACAACGCAGTTGTCGTTCATGATTACCCTTGGGGATATAAACTTAGAACCAAGAGAAAGTATTGGATTGAGACAACTAAAAGAGGCGACAGACTTTGTTATCAGACTCTAAATCCAAAAACTGACAAGTGGTGCGCTGTAAAAAAAAGCACTTATGCTGGCATTAAGGTTCTTTACGAGAATGAAGATGGTCATATAAAAACTCTATCTTTAAAGCCAGAGTGGGACAGTAAAGAATGGCTTGCAGAGTTTCTAGAGCTTGTTGACGAAACTAAGTTGACTGATGCTCAAAGAGCAAAGATTTGTGAAACCAAGACAATTCATCATTGTCAAAAACTTGTAAAGGTTGAGATTGTTAATACAACAATGATGGATCAAGAAGAAAAGGCAAAAAGAGATGCCGAGCAAGAAGAAATTAAAATAAAACTAAACAACTATGCCAACCATATTTATGGTGAGTGCTTGGTTAAAAATGACATAGCATGACAGAGATAACAAAAATATTTGTTGATATGGACGGAGTCTTAGCGGACTTCGTCCGTGGTGTTGAAAGCTCTAAGTATCTTAACGGGCCCTTTGATAGACAAGCGTCCTATGACAGTCAAAAACTCAAATTTACTAATGCTGGCTTGTTTAGAGATCTGCCACCTATGAAAGACATGCAGGCTTTGGTTAATTATTGCAAGAATTGTGGTATTGATTGGGAGATCTTATCTTGCTCTGGCATGGTTAATAGAGACAAAGCTACCAAAGATAAAATTTATTGGATTAGAAAATATGTACATCCAAGCGTTATCATTACATGCACCCTTAAAGGCAAAGACAAAGCAGTGTTTGCTAGACCCGGACATGTGTTGATTGACGATAAACAAAGCAATATTAAGGCGTGGCAAGACGCAGGTGGCTATGGCATCTTACATATTGACGCCAAAACCACGATAGATCATCTAAATAAACTAAATGGTAAAAACCCTTATAGCTAGTTCTTAGTTGCGTAAATAACAGTCAAAGAGTATTATCAATAATGTAGAAATGATTGTTGCAAGCATGGTGTTTGCAATGGCTAATTTTATAGGAGGCTGATTATGACTACGCATTTTACATCGGGTGTTACCAATGTCTCGTCTGACGGAACATTAGGTAAATTAAAAGCACCTGCACCACACAAGTATCATCAATACTTTAATGATTTTGATACTTACTTAGCGTCCGATTGGACAATTACAACAACAGAAGGTGGTTCTGGTAACGCCAGTGAAGCCTTAACAGACGGTGACGGCGGGTTGTTGTTAATTACTAATGACGATGCTGATAATGACCACGACTTTTTTCAATTGGTAAAAGAAGGTTACAAGTATGAAGCAGGCAAACAGATAGGGTTTCACATTAGATTCAAAACTAATGACGCAACTCAGTCTGATATTGTCGCTGGTTTACAACTAACCGACACAACACCTTTGGATGTAACGGATGGTGTGTTCTTTCTAAAAGAAGATGGAGCTGCAACAATAAGCTTTATCGTTGAAAAAGACAGCACACAATCTACTTTAACTTTGCCTAACTCTTTGGCAGATGACACTTTTATGACTTTGGGATTCATTTATGATCCAAAAGATCAAAAGTTTCATGTGTACCAAAATAATGTTCTAGCTGGCACAGTGGTAAACACTAATGCACCAGATGATGAAGAGCTTGCTCTCTCCTTTGGTATTCAAAATGGTGCTGCTGCTGCAAAAACACTTACCGTTGACTATGTAGGTGCTTACAAAGAAAGAACAGCAGTTACAGAGCTATAGGAGTAGATAATGGCTGATACAGTTACCTCACAAACCATTCAAGATGGTGAGAGGCTTGCTATATTAAAATTTACTAATGAATCTGATGGCACAGGCGAATCTTCTGTTAAAAAAGTCGATGTTTCGGCACTCAAAGCAGATAGCAAAGGCAGAGCTTGTAGTAGCGTAGCTATTGCAAGAATCCATTGGTTTTGCCGAGGCATGGGTGTTGACATCGAGTTTGATGCAAGCACTAATGTTCTAGCAGTAACTTTGGCTCCGGATAGCTCTGGTGACGAGTATTTTGACCAGTTTTCTGGAATACCAAATAATGCAGGTTCAGGCGTAACAGGAGATATCGACTTTACAACGGTCGGACACTCTAGTGGCGATGCTTACTCTATCATTTTGATATTAAATAAAAATTACGGCTAATGGCTGTAAAAAAACCAAAGCGTAGGGCAAAACAAGTCCGACGCACTGTTGGCAAGGGCGGTAATTATCGCCCTACCAAACAGGGAGCAGGGATGACGCGTAAAGGCATTGCAGCCTATCGTAAAAAAAATCCGGGCTCTAAATTAAAAGGTGCTGTTACAGGTAAGGTCAAAAAAGGTAGTAAAGCAGCGAAGAGGCGTAAGTCATTTTGTGCTAGATCTTTAGGCCAACTTAAAAAAAGTTCAGCTAAAACAAGAAATAATCCTAATTCTAGAATTAGGCAAGCAAGAAGAAGGTGGAAGTGTTAAATGATTGTTAGAAAAAACGCAAGAAAAAAAATAAAGAAAGTGTCCAAAGCTCTGAAAAAAGCAAGCAATACGCATGCTAAACAAGCTAAGACTTTAGAGACATTAAAACTAAAAAAAGGTGGAAAAGCTAAGAAAAAGTCTGGCGCACCTAGTAATGTTGCTAATCCTAGCTTATATGCGAGAGTGAAAGCAGAGGCTAAACGAAAGTTTGATGTTTACCCAAGCGCGTACGCAAACGCTTGGTTAGTTAGAACTTACAAAAAGCGTGGCGGTAAATACAAAGGAGCTAAAAAAGCTGTTGGTGGTGAGGTCAACAACAAAAATTTAAAACCAATACCAGCTGATAATAAAGGCTTACCTAAATTACCTAAACGAGTTAGAAACAAAATGGGTTTTATGCGTAACGGCGGAGCTGTAACAATGGTTCAAGGCAGAGGCTGTGGCGCCATGATGGATTCAAAACGCAAAAAAACTAGAGTTCCAAGAAGCTAATGGTTGCCAAAGGTAGCACTATAAGACGCAAACTTAGACAAGGGAAAAAACTAGGTTTTAGTGAACGAGCCTCAGCCAAGGCAAGAGGTTTAATAAAACGATCAGATGGCACCAAAAGAAAGAGTGCTAAGTATAAAAAACGATTAAAACGAAGATTGTCCCGATGAGAAAAAAAAGAGATCCAAAAAAAGGCACAGGTAAAAAACCTAAAGGTTCAGGCAGACGCTTATACACGGACGAAAATCCTAAGGACACTGTTAGTATCAAGTTTGCTACCATGAAAGACGCAAATGCTACTGTAAACAAAGTAAAACGCATTAAAAAACCGTTTGCTAGAAAAATACAAATTTTAACGGTAGGTGAACAAAGAGCCAAAGTTATGGGCAAAACTGGTATAGCTAATGTATTTAAGCGTGGTAAAGAGGCTATAAGAAGGACTAGGAAGAAGTAATGTCATTAAAAGAATGGTTTGGCAAAGGCCCTAAAGGAGATTGGGTAGATATAGGTGCGCCAAAGAAAAAAGGTAAGTTTCAACAATGTGGCCGCGCTTCTGCAAAAGGATCTAAGCGTAAATATCCAAAATGCGTGCCGAGATCTAAGGCAAAACGCATGACTAAGTCACAAATAAGATCAGCGGTCACTCGTAAGCGTGCAAAAAAACAAGGCGTTGGTGGTAAACCTACTAATGTGAAAACTTTTGCAGCAAAAGGTGGTATGATTAATAATAATTCAAACATGGGTTTGTTTGGAAGGAGATAAAAAATGAAAGGAACTAAATACAAAGCTGTCGGCGGTGGCATGATGAAAGGCACTAAAGCTAGGCCTATGGGTGGAGCTATGGGCAGTCCTAAAGTTTTTAGTAAAGGCGGAGCTGCTTTGATGAGCGAAATGAAAGCTAATCCTGGCATGACCAATATGCCTTCGTCTGTAAGAATGGCTTTAGGTGGCGATATAGCAAAAATAAAAGGCACAAAAGGCATGGCTAAAGGTGGCGGTATGAAAAACACCAAATACAGAGCAAAAGGCGGAAAAAGGTAATACTTTTTAATTAAATAAGGTGGCGTATTTAATATCAAATATCCCGCAGTTTAAATGCTGGGTAAGAAAAGAGTTTACAACCAATCACCAACATGGGCATGGTGAGTATTTACATGCTTTGGCTTTTGCAGTGAACACAATTCCAGATAGATCTCTCTCCTTTCAGGTGGTATTTACTGGTTGTGAAACTGATTTTGAAGGTTATCCTGATGAAAATGTGCATGGAGGTGCTATGTGGGCAAGGATGCCAATACAAGCATTGATCGGTGATATACCCTTACCAGAGTGGCCAAAATCAATGGAGGATCATTTAGCACAACCTTGGGACTGTTTAAGTCACCATCATAGCGTGGTTATTTTAGATCGAGTGAGCTCAAGTCCTTGGTATTGTAAAATAGGTGGTGAATTTTATCTCGGTAAATACATGTTTACCGTTGACTACACTGAACACTCAATAGCAGATGATCCAGCACAACACAAACAAAGCCATGTGTTATACTTGACTGACGCTGGTGAATACACAGGTAATTTTGTTGCTTTACCAAATAACCGCGTTAGAGCAACTAATCCAGCCTTATGGAGAACAGGTGAGGGACCACCAGATTTTTCTCCATCACAGTGGGTTCATTCAGCTGAGGCACATGAGAGTTACACAGATCCGGTAATTACATTTGACAATTTATATGCCTCGGACGAAGATAGAGAGTAATTATGGCATTATCAGGCAGTAAAGATTTTGAATTAGATGTAGCTGATTACATTGAAGAGGCTTTTGAGCGTTGCGGTTTAGAGCTTAGAACAGGCTATGATCTAAAAAGTGCTACACGCAGTCTCAACCTTATGTTAGCAGAATGGGCAAACAGAGGCTTGAACCAATGGACTGTGCAAGAAAAAACTCTAGATATGGTAAAAGATACAGCGACATACAACATTGATAGCACTAATGCTACCGCGCCCATCGATGTGTTAGATGTGTTTATTAGAGAAACGGTAGGCACAGAGACGACAGATCTTCCGCTAACAAGATTAAGTAGGGCAGAGTATTCACACATAACTACGAAATCTAGCACTGGTAAACCTAATCAATTTTTTATCAACAAACAAACAACACCAACAATTAAGGTTTGGCCTACACCTGATAAGTCAAGCACTTATGTTGTGCACATGAATGTGCTAACAAGAATGGATGATGCGGATGCCGGTGCTAACACATTAGATATGCCATTTAGGTTTTATCCATGTTTAGCTGCTGGATTAGCATATTACATGTCATTAAAACGAGCGCCAGACAGAACAGGTTTACTAAAAGGCTTGTACGAGGAGGAGTTTCAAAGAGCACTGTCAACAGACGAAGACCGTGCATCATTTAACATCACACCTAATCTAAGGAGTTACAATAACGCATAATGGCTTTTGCATCTGGTAAAAATTCTTACGGTATATGTGATATTACTGGTTTTCGATATAAACTGCGTGAAATGCGTAAAACTTGGGATGGATTATTAGTAGGGCCTGACCAGTGGGATGCTAAACACCCACAATTACAACCAAAACCATCTGCCGTAGATCCACAAGCAGTAAAAGATCCAAGACCTGATACCGCAGACGACAACTCTAGATTTTTAGTCTACACAAATGTTGGCGATGGTAAATTAGGTAGTTTGCTTACAACTTTTTCTGTTAGCTCTAGCGTTGGCGAAGTAACGGTGACAACATGAGTTTTACCTTAGCTACATTAAAAACAGCAATACAAGATTATCTTGAGGTTTCTGAGTCAACATTTACCACACAATTACCGACTTTTATACAAGAGTCAGAAGATCGTATTTTTTCTTTTGTGCAATTACCAGAACAAAGAAAAAATGTGCAAGGAACTTTAACCACGGGCAATAGATTTTTAGCTACGCCTACTGATTTTTATGCACCGATGAGCTTGGCTTTAATTAGCTCATCAACATACGATTATTTAGATTTTAAACATCCGTCATTCATCAAAGAATATTCATCAGGCACTACAAGAAGTACGCCTAAATATTATTCTTTATTTGACGATGCGGCTTTTGAAGTTTCGCCTATACCTGATGCAGATTATACGGTTGAACTTCATTATTTACATAAACCAGTCTCTTTGACTGCTGGTAGCGACTCTGGCACGACATTCTTATCGACGGATTACAGCGATGCACTGCTGTATGGTTCGTTGGTTGAGGGTGCGATCTTTTTAAAAGAACCTGCTGATGTTATCGCACAGTTAGAAGGGCGTTTTAAGGAGGCGATAGCTAGAATGAAAAACACATCAGAAGGTCGTGGTACACGCGACGAGTATAGGTATGATTCAGTTCGCTCTAATGTGAGCTGATGAGTAAGATAGAATCTTTAGAGGGCAAAAGCATTGCTCTAGTTGGCCTTGGTATATCACAAGTAGATTTTGCAATTGGACTACAAAATGGTCGTACATGGGACGAGGTTTGGTGCATCAACTCAGCTGCGTCAACATATCCATGCGATCGTATATTTATGCTAGATCCTGCAAGCAGATTTTTTGATAGTAATGACGCAGGCAAACAAACTTCGGTTATGTGTAGAGTCCTAGAACAAACACAAACTCCTGTTTACACTTGCGAGCTAGATCCAAGAATCAACAATCCTGTTATGTATCCTGTTGAGGATGTATGTAATGCGACAAAATGCGCATATTTAAACAATACAGTGGCTTATGCCATTGCCTATGCTTTATACAATAAAGTGGGAAGACTTGATTTATTTGGCATTGATTTTTCATACAAAGAAAACATGCACTTTGCAGAGGCTGGCAGAGCTTGTGTTGAGTTTTGGATAAGTAAGTGCATGAGCGAGGATATACTTATTGGTATCAGTGGTAGATCAACAGTGCTAGATTCTAATGTGCCAGCAACAGAAAAACTGTATGGCTTCCATAGATTAGACAAACCATTAGTAGCAGTGCCACACGAAGGTCGATTTATCATTGGTCCTTACGAGGATATAAACAAACAATTAGCTGAGTTTGGTTTAAAAATTGATGAGGATGTTGTGCCACCTGAGCCGTACAAAGGATGAGTGCAAAAAGCGATTTTGTTTTAGGAAAGGTTGGCGTTACAACAACCGAGGGTAGAGGCCATGATCCAGAGTTTTGGGCCGCTCAAGCAACAAAGAAAATATGCGATATTTCTGACAACGCTCCCGACCATATCAAACAACAGGCTTTGGCTTTTCAAAATCAAGTTTATACTGTAATCTTATATACTATAAAAAATGCAATAAAGTCGCAAAACACGACTTATGCAAATTTGTTAGAAAAACAAGGCCACAGCGACATGGCTAAAATATTGAAGGAGCTATAATGGCAATAACATCAGCAATATGTACGAGCTTTAAACAAGAGTTGTTAGTCGGCACACATAACTTTACAGCGTCTAGTGGTAATTCATTTAAACTAGCTTTATACACTAGCTCTGCAACATTAGGTGCAGGCACAACAGCTTTTGTAACGACAGGGCAAGCAAGTGGCACAAACTATACCTCAGGAGGTTCAGCGTTGACTAGCGTAACGCCAACCACATCAGGTACGACAGCAGTATGCGACTTTGCAGATTTAACCTTTAGTAACGCTACTGTTACAGCAAGAGGGTGTTTAATCTATAACGACACACAATCAGATAAGGCTGTTGCAGCTATTGATTTTGGTGGAGATAAAACCTCAACCGCAGGAGATTTTACTATTGTGTTTCCTAGTGCCACTGCGACTGGCGCTATAATTAGGTTAGCTTAAATGTCGCCTCATGCCGCTATCAAAACTTAATTTTAAACCAGGTATAAACAAAGAGGAGACCGATTACTCAAACGAGGGTGGTTGGGTAGATGGCGATAAAATTCGTTTTAGAAAAGGCAGAGTAGAAAAGATAGGTGGCTGGGAAAAACTATCGTCTGATACACTAATAGGTTCAGCAAGAGCCTTACATTCTTGGATTTCTTTAGCAGGTAACAAGTATCTAGGCATAGGCACAACTAATAAGTATTACATCGAAGAAGGCGGAACTTACAACGATATAACACCTATTAGAAAAACCACTACAAACTCAGCTACTTTTGCAGCAACTAACGGCTCTTCGACTTTAACGGTAACCGACAGCTCACATGGAGCAGTTAACGGCGACTTCGTAACTTTTTCAAACGCCGTAAGTTTGGGTGGCAACATCTCAGCCTCTGTTTTAAACCAAGAATATCAAATTACTTTGGTAACAGACGATAATACTTATGAGATCACTGCTAAGGATACAAGTGGCACAACGGTAACTGCCATTAGTGGTGATTCAGGTAATGGTGGGTCAGCTACTGATGCAGTGTATTTGCTAAATTCTGGTTTAGATGTGTATGTGTCCTCTACTGGTTGGGGGGTCGGAGCGTGGGGTGCTGGTGCGTGGGGTGCAGCCACTGTTTTGTCTGATACCAATAATTTAAGACTTTGGACGCACGATAATTTTGGCGAAGATTTAATAATTAATCCAAGAGGCGGTGGTATATTCAGATGGATTGAGAACGATGGTTTAAGCACAAGAGCTGTAAACTTAGCGACTACAAGTGGTGCTAACCTTGTTCCTACTAAAGCCTTGCAAGTTTTAACATCTGAAACAGACAGGCATTTAATTGTTCTAGGAGCTGATCCAATAAGTAGTGGATCTAGAACGGGCACCTTAGATCCTATGTTAGTAGCGTTTAGCGATCAAGAAAACCCTCTACAGTTTGAGCCATTAGCAACTAATACTGCTGGCTCATTAAGATTATCAGCCGGTTCTTTAATTGTCGGTGCCATAAAAGCTAGACAAGAGGTTTTGATATGGACGGATACATCATTATATTCAATGAATTTTATCGGGCCACCTTTAACTTTTGCAATTAATTTAATTAATGAGGGCGCTGGCTTAATCGGTCCAAAGGCCGCAGCAAATACACCGCGAGGTGTGTTTTACATGTCAAAGAAAGGTTTTTACTTTTATAATGGCTCAGTGCAAAAGCTACCTTGCAGTGTACAAGACTATGTTTTCTCAGACCTCGATGAGACACAGGTTTTTAAATGTTTTGTTGGTTTAAACGAAGAGTTTTCTGAGGTTTGGTTTTTCTACCCATCTATAACCGACAACGAAACTGAAATTTCACGCTATGTTATTTATAATTATGAAGAGGGATCATGGAGCATAGGCTCTTTAGAGCGTTATAGTTGGTTAGCAGCAGGCGTCTTAGATAAACCACTAGCAGCTGGTGAAGAAAGTTCAACTAAGCGCATTTACGAGCACGAGAAAGGCTTTAACGATGATGAAAGCGCTATGGATGGTGTGTTTGTAGAATCAGCTGACATAGACATAGCAGATGGCGATAGGTTTGTGTTTCTTAAACGCATTTTGCCAGATATTTTATTTGTCAATGATACAGGCACCAGTCAAAACGCTGCTATCAATGTGGTTGTCAAAAGGCGTGACTTTAACAATCAAACTTTATCCACAGATTCGACTACGCAAATTACTGCAAGCTCTACTTTTGGCTCACTGAGATCTAGAGCAAGACAGTTTGTGTTAAGGTTTGAGTCCGATGATGACAATACCGATGCTGACAAGAAAAATTATAAGTGGAGGCTTGGTAGCACGAGAGTTGAGATTCAGCCATCAGGGCGTAGATAATGAGCAAACTTCTACCCACACAGTTGCCACTAGCTAGCGGTGACACGGTTTCAGCTGATACTTTCAATAGATTAATTAGAATATTGGAGATAAACCTTGGTTCTGTCGATCCAGACAGCATAAAGTCGTTTAACTCCACAGACCTTAGTGAGTTGCAATTTGCCACCGGTGCTATTATATTTAACTCAACGACAGAGGTTCACCAAGCCTTTGATGGAACGCAGTTTAGAAACCTGTATGAGCATCAAACTTATTTAACTGGAATCTCTGCAACGATGAGTATAGGAGCAGTAACAGTAAGTACACCATGATAAGCGAAAGATTACAGCAAAGGATAGCAAATCTAACAGGCGACTCTACTTTGCAAGACATGGCAATGAGAACAACTGATCCTGTATCGCCTCCAATGAAAATAGGTGATATGCCTAAAGGTGGTGAGCCAATGATGCTTGGTGCTGAGGGAATGTCGCCAGAAGACAAAGAAACTCTAGAGTCTTTGCTACAAAGAGCAGAGCAAGTGTCGATGGCGCCGTTAAGTGAAATTGCACAAGAACTTGCTATGCAAGGCGAAGGCGAAGATACACAGCTCGCGCACTTACGACCTGGTGAAGTTGTACTACCGCCAGAATTTTTTGAAGATGAAAAATTTGAAAGCGCTGTTGAAAGTAAATTTAAGCAAGCAGGCATCAATCCTGAACAGGCCGTGGTTGGTGTAGGTATAGCAAGCCTAAATGAAATGACAGGTTTAGAGCAGTTTGGATTTTTCAAAAAGATAGGTAAAAGTTTAAAGAAAATTGTAAAAAAAGTAGCACCAGTCGCTTTACCTTTATTAATACCAGGAGTAGGCGGTGCTTTAAGCTCAGGTTTAAGCTCTGTCGGTAGCGCTTTAGGCATACCTAGTGGCATAGGTTCAAGCATATTAGGTGGCAAGGGTGTTTTAGATACTATTGGTGGTATCCGAGGCGGTATTGGTAGTTTGCTCGGTGGTGGTGGTGGCGATCAAACAGAAGTCTCTCAACAGAGCGATGTCATCGGTATGTTAGATGGTAAGCCTTTAACAAGATCAGATTTAGCTAATTTAACACCAGACCAAATTGGCAGGATGCAAGTTACTCAAGCAACGCAAAACGATAAAAGCATTATGCAGTTTCTTAGCTCTAAATTATTACCACAAGGCTTAGAAAATGCCTTGGGTACTGGTACAAGTGGCGGCGGACTTGCAGGTTTATTTAGCGGTCAAAACCAAGGCGGTGGCTTTGGTGACATGCTTAAGTTAGGTGGTATCGGCGCGTTAGCGTCTGGTTTGGGTAAGTTAGCGTATGAGGATGCTAAAAAACAAACAGGTGTGCCTTTAACACCACTTACAACCATGAGTCCTACCGGCAGATACAATATAGAAGCTGAGATTGCAAGAAGAATGGGACAGCCTGCTCCAAATCCTGTTGAGTTTGGTTTATTGCCCGAGGGCACATTACCAGAGTTATCTGGTGGTAAGCCAGCGGGTATGATGTATGGTGGCCCTGTAATGGCTTATGCACAAGGCGGAGCCGTACAAATGCAAGAGGGCGGTGAGATGGATCCCAATATGTTTCCAAGAATGGATGGAGATATCAACGGGCCGGGCACAGAAACTAGCGATGATATACCAGCTATGTTAAGCGATGGTGAGTTCGTAATGACAGGACGAGCTGTAAGAGGTGCTGGAGCTTACGAAATACAATCCGATGGTAATGGTATCATTAGCCTAATACCGTCGTTAAAGGAAGACAGAGAGCGTGGTATGGACAATATGTATAAGATGATGGATACCTTTGCCAACAGAGCGGAGCCTTCATAATGAGTTTAAGAAATTTGTTTGCACCAATGAATCAAAGAGGAGGTCGTATTGCTAGAGCTTTACCTGTTGGTGGCAGAGTTCCCTTTGGTGATAGGATAGCCTCAAGACCACCAACCAATTTTTTAACTAGAGGCTTACCAAAACAAACCTTACCAGTTTCTGATAGTTCACCCATACCAGATTTGAATTTTAAACCACCAACTGCAATAGGAGCACCAGTTCCACCCCCTTCTAGTATAGGTATACCAACACCTCCTATGTCTATAGGTGGCCCAGGTGGAGGTGTTGCTATAGGCAGACCAGTAGCTCCACCAACAAATATTGGCAGGCCGTCACCTCCTGTGTCTATAGGAGGACCGGGCGGCATGCCGACTATACCACCCGTTATGCAAGGACCTATGCCAGTACAAGGAGGACCCGTTCCTGTGCCTAGCGGCATCCCTACCACAAGACCACCAGCTAATGTCTTACCTGTAGCACCTCCACAAAATATATCTCCTCCACAACCTATAACAGTAGGTCCTGTAACACCTCCAGGTTCTATAACTCCTATTGGTGGTAGAGAAAGAGAAACAGGAATTTTACCTGTACCTGAAGGTTTGCCTACACCTGAATATACAACTGGCCTTCCAGCAGACGATATAGTTTCTGCTTTGCCTGTTGGCCCATCAATACCATTTACACCACCAACAGATACGAACGAGTTGCCAACAGCAAGTCCGTTACCTATAGCACCACCTCCCCCGCCAAAACCAATAGAGGAGCGACTTCCATTGATACAACAATTAATACCAGAAAGACCGGGAGTTGAAAGACCACAACCACCAATATCAATAGGCGGTCCTAGTGGAGGTATGCCAAATCCAAACTTGCCTTTGCCAGCTCAGTTGCCAGACCCTACAGTTGCAAGACCAACCCCAAGTGATGAGGTTGCATTTGTTGATACAACAGGATCACCTAAATTTATTGATGAGCCAACACCACCACAGCCTCCACAAAATGTTGTGGGTCTACCAACATCCCCTTTTGACTCTTTAAGAATAAGCGGATTAGGAACTTATAGAGAGTTTGTAGACCCAGAAACAGGAAATGTTAGAAGTGTAGGCGTTCGTGATCCTATAATTGGCCTAAATCCACCACCCTCAGTGCCAATACAAGGCCCACCATTGAGAGGAAGTGAAATAATTCCTAGTGGAAGACCAACACCCCCTATGTCTATAGGCGGCCCTAGAAGAGGAGAGCCAGAACCACCTCCAGTGCCAATAGAAGGGCCACCATTAAGAGGCAGCACTGTAGGTCAGCAGGCAGACTTAGTAACCACAGGCCGTGATCCTGTAGCTCCACCAACAAATATTGTTAGTCCGTTACCTCCCATTTCAATAGGTGGGCCAAGTGAAGGCCAAGTTGTTGCAGGTGGCACTCCTGGATTTGATGTAACAGGTGGTAATCCCTTAGCTAGTGCACCTGGATTTAGCAATACTGGTGTAGGTACTTCACAGCCTGCTGATGATACAACAGGAATGGCAACTGCCACGGGTGCAACAGATTCAACAGGAATGGCGACAACCACAGCCGCGCCGCCTGCTCCAACACAACCTCCAGCATCTACGGAGGCCGGAGCGGGCACAGCGCAAGCAACTACGACAACGACGACAGCGCCACCGCAAGTTGCTGGCGGAACTCCGTTTGCCTCTGGTGTTACACAAGTTGCAACTGGCTTAGATCCGTTGACAGAGCAATTGTTATTTGGTTTAGGCGGACAAGGTGGTTTTATACCTGGTGCCATGCGAGCAGTTGAAAAAACTTTTTACGATGAGCAGGGTAATCCAATTGTAATTGATGAACAAGTTGCTGGCTTTACTCCAGATCAGCTACAAGCTATGCAAATGCAAAGAGATGCGCTTGGCATGCAAGATCCGTATTTACAAGGAGCAGGACAAGCCTTTGGTGCTGGTACACAAGCCTTAGAAGAGGGTTTACAAAGAGGAAGAACCGCAGCTATCGGAGCACTAGAAGCTACCAAGGGAGGAGTTGGATCTTTACAAGAGGGTTTAGGTGAATCTGCGGACATACTCCGAGGCACCTTAGGTGGCTATGATCCAAGCATGACAAGTCAGTTCTACGATCCGTTTGAAGATCGTGTGGTGCAACAAACTATCACCGATATTATGGAACAAGGTGCAAAATCAGATATTGGAGCTCGTGCAAGCGATATTGCAAGAGGTGGAGAGTCTGCCTTTGGTTCTAGAGCTCGTCTAGGCGCCTCAGAGCGTCAAGAAGCCTTAGGTAGGGGTTTGGCTGAGGCATTGGGTGGAATACGCTCTAGAGGCTTTAGAGAGGCTCAACAGACAGGTTTGAGCGAGTTTGCTAGACAAAAAGCTGCTGAAAGAGCTGCAAGCACTGGTTTGGCTAGTCTGGCTGGTCAAGGCTTTGGTGGTTCACAGGCATTAGCTAGTGCTCTAAGTGGGTTGGGACAAACCGAGCAAGACATTGGACAACAAAGATATAGTGGCCAGTTTGGTCTTGGCACAAGTTTACAAGGTTTAGGAGCGCAAGCCGCAGGTGCATCGGCAGCTGATATAGCTGCGTTATATGGCATGGGATCACAACAACAAGGACAGCTTCAAGCAATGTTGGATGCACAGCGTCGTAATTTACAACAACGACAAATGACACCATTGCTACAATATCAAGCGTTGGCTCCGTTTATCAGTATGGCGCCAGCAGGTCAGTTTACAACTACAACTCAATTTGCGCCCAGACCTAGTCCGATGCAATCTGGGTTATCGACAGGACTTGCCGCATTTGGCGCGTTAGGTAAACTTTATGGTGGTTCCTAATGACGATAGGCAGACCACAAATAGATGAATCTATTGATATGCAAGAGGGCGGTGATCCTATTGAAGAGCAAAATAGACTATTAGAGGAGCTAGCAGCGGAACTACGAGGTAGAGTTGAGGGTTTCGATTATGATACGACGCAACAAGAGTATGTTGATAGACTTTCACAATTTGCACCACAGCCAGATAAGTTTGACATATTTGATTTAGCCACCAGCATTTCTCAAGGTTTAGCAGCGCAACAACAAGGTGCAGGACCAGATTCGATAGGTCAAGGTTTAGCCATGGGGTTTAACTTAGCATCAGCTGACATGCGTGAGAGAGATCGTTTGATGGAACAAGCAAGACAAGAAATTGGATTACAAGCTGCTAAATTAGCTATGAGTGATGAAAAAGAAGCGTCAGACTTTTTAGATAAGGCCTTATTTGAACTAGCAAAACAATCGGGCACAGCCGGTAGCGCAAAAGATACGGCAGATATTTCTAATTATAATT